CCTGCGCATCCATACCCGCATGATCTACTGGAGATAGCAATCAAGGACTACAAGGAGGATTTATACCCAGTCTTCCAGTCAAAATTGTGGAACGGTTGTAGACCACTCACAGATCACGAAAATTTGTGTGGTATACCATCGAAGAAGTTTATGGATGCGATCAAATTGAATACGTCGATTGGTTTTCCCTTGACAGGTCCCAAGAGGGATTACGTGATTGAATTGGAACCCACTGAGGAGAAGCCCAACAATCGTGTTCTAGAGCCTGAGATCGTTGCTGAGATTAATAGGATTGAGGCGTGCTATAAGAAAGGGGAGAGAGGGTACCCTATCGCTAAAGCATGCAAAAAGGATGAGATACTCACGAAAGATAAATGCAGAATTTTCTATGGTAATGCGCTTTCTTTGACATTCCTCATTCGCAAGTACTACTTACCGATTTTGCGCGTCTTACAAATGAATCCGCTGAAATCTGAGTGCGCAGTCGGTATCAATTCACATGGGCCTGAATGGGAGGAATTCCATAAGCATGTAACCCAACATGGCATGGACCGTTTGTTTGGAGGAGACTACGGCAACTATGATCAAAAATTGCCATCACAATTGATTTTTGCCTCTTTGCGTATCCTAATGGATTTCGCTAGACTTTGCGATTATTCAGAGGAACACATACGCATTATGGAAGCAATGACTGGTGACATAGTGTTTGCATGTGTAGCGTTCAATGGCGATCTAATTGGTCTGACTGAAGGTACTCACATTAGTGGCAATTCTCTCACAGTCATTATAAATGGGATTTGTGGTTCATTGAACTTGAGATGTTTCTTCTATTCTCAATATCCCTGTACAACTTTTGACGATAGATTGCGTTTTCGGGACAAGGTGGCCATCATGACATATGGCGATGATAATATTGGGTCAGTTCATCCAGAAATTGACAAGTTCACCATCAAGGGGTGCTCAAAGTTTCTAGCTGAATACGGTCAGATATATACTATGCCAGACAAAGAGTCCGATCTTCGTGATTTCCTCAACCCAGACGAGTTCGAATTCTTGAAAAGACAGAGTGTGTGGCATCCCAAATTGGGTGTTCATACTGGTGCACTTTTAGACAAGTCAATATACAAATCCTTACATTGTTTTATGAGGGGTAAGAATTGTGTGGAGACAGAGGAGTTTGCATGTGCACAAAATATTGATGGAGCCCTGCG